TTATTTTATGTGTAATTTTCATTTTATTTTTTCCTCCATATTGACTATGCGAGGGGCCAAATTATTGGAAAAAATATTGCAAGCAACACCTTCTTTCAGTAAAATAGAGTATACAAAAGGGGTACATGATTAATGTATTCTGGTGCAAGCACATCCAACTTCTTGGCGGGAGGGGATGTGCTTTTTTGCTCCTTACAGGTCGTTATTAGCGAATGTATCTCTTAAAAGAACTAATGCCAACAAAGCAATCCACATTAAAGGATAATGAAAATGATAGTAGAAAACAGCAAATATAATTCCAATAACTCCTACGATCATTATCAGCCACGAGACTAGGCTTGAAGTGTAATGTTTCTGATCAAGTGAAGGATTACTTTTAATAGCTGGTTTATATAGAGTAAAATGGGCTATTAATGAAAATATAAAGATAACTGGCAATATCCATAGTGAATCTGCAAATATTGATTTTGGATATGTTTCCTCCAATGCCAGCACTATGAAAAATGGGTAAAAGTCAATATTATTCACAAGAGCATATTTCCAATTGAAATTCATCGATCTAACCATCTCCAATAATTGTTAAGTTTTATATTCAAAAATTTAAACGCGAGCGGCAGGAGTCGGACCTGCATCAATATAGGATGTGAGACCTATGAGAAGTGTGAAAATAATCGTTCTACCGTTGAACTACGCTCGCATGTTAACAGAAGTTTCAATAGATGTTGTAAAAAGTTGTGTACATACCAAACAATCCCACGATGATGGCAACTATTAATTTGAGGGTTATTATAAACATGTTGTAGGGGTTGTTATGATTTGTTTGCAGAAGTGTGTCTACAACTAAGTAAAGAGATAGCACTATCAATCCCCAATCTAATAGTTTTGTGATATCAATATTCATAGGTGCCTCCATAATTATTTGCTATTAACGTACAATGCGAGCGACAGGAGTCGAACCTGCATAATAGTATTAGTGAGAGAGAAGGGGCATAGTGTTCTGCCATTGAACTACGCTCGCATAAGGGGACACCAACTTGTTATCTGATGTCTCACTATTTTAGATGTAAAAATTAATTTCGCTTGCTGTAAGGTACAGCATACTCTTCGGGCGCGTCTCTGGGACTAGCATGTTTCCAATGAGTGTTTGATTTATTCAGCATGGGGGGTCATCCTTTAAACAAGTAAACCTAGAGCCGTGAGCATCTTCGATAATAAAAATACGTTGAAAAGAATGTAGAGTATTGACAATTTTACAATTGTCGTGCTTGATATTATAAACGTCTGTATATATTTTCCCCATATTCATTACCTCGTTTCTATTTTGGGGGAGAGACGATATAAGCGAGCGGCAGGAGTTGGACCTGCATAGTAGTCCAAGAAAGAATGGGCTTCAAGACTTGGAACAATGTTCTACCGCTGAACTACGCTCGCAAGATGCCAACTGAAATGATTCAATTGGCTTGACTGGCAAAATTTTACTATTCCTCTCTTTGCTTGAAGCGTGTCACCAAATCGTCTTTAATTCCTTTAAGCATACGGTCGTATTCTGCTTCGGAATAGCTATCTTTTGATAGGTAGAGAATGGCGTCAGATTTTACAAAGGCTGTTAAGTCACTGATAATATCTTCTATTAGTTCGTACCTTGAAATATCTTGATGCATAGTATTGCCTTCTTTCTTTATTTTAATGCGAGCGGCAGGAGTCGAACCTGCATCTGAAAGTATCTAGTCAGCAACTCAAAGGAGTACTATTCTACCGTTGAACTACGCTCGCATGTTGCCCGCTAGGCTGGTAGTGGGCGAGGGTGCTACTTTCGTTTATGATTCCAGTAAACTAACATGACGACTAGCGCTATGAAGCAAATGATGCCAATTGTAACGGTAAAGTCGAACACGTGTGTGCTGTACGTTCCTACATACAATTCCATAGCTTTTACCCCGATTAAAATATGTTCATACTAGTTCTACTTAGCATGTTTATACCCGGCTAAGCCGATAAAATATAATATCGCGATTGGCACCCAAATCACCATAACAATTGCTTGTGAAGGAATCCAGGTTGCCAGGATAAATAACACGGCCAATATTGGTAAAAAAATGTGGCCTAGTGCTCCTAATATCTTCCATAGCGCTAGAAAGATGACGATCATTATTAGTAGTCCCATTTGCGAAACCTCCGTCATTGAATGTTATTATCAAATAATTGAATATTGAAACCATACTCTTTCTTTCCAGACTTAATTCTAAGGTTTTTGGTGAGATCTGTTTCGCTTTCCTCTTGCTGCATTTCCTTCTCAACGTCCCAATCTTCGTCAAAATCGAATTCTTCTTCTTTATCCTCAGCGATCTTATATTTACCGCCAGTTAGTGTATAGTTTATTTTTAGCGCGATGCTCCCATTATTTTGCTTCGTCATTATTTTGCTTATATCTTTAGTACTTTCAGCAGGAACATATCCTAACATGTATTCACCATCATCAAGTGTAGCAATGACTTTGATTGCATTTTTATCATATTCATTATTCGGGTCTGCCCTAAATTCTATTGCACTTATCAAGCCTACGAGATCTGTTTCATACACTTCTTCGTAAGGCAAAAATTCTTTGATGTCTGCAGTGGTATATCCATCGTAAGGGTCAAACAAATCATTTTTACGGGCGTAAGAGACCATTTTTGCTAGGTCATAGTGGGTGGTACCACGTACTTTAAAATGGAATATTTCTTGCCGTGCGGCTTTATCAGCGGCCTTTTTTCTCTTTTTAGCCAACTCTTCAAGATGGCGTTTTTGGTCTAGCTCTTGTTGGAGACGTTTTTTATTAGCTTCTTCGTTCTCTCTACGAGAATCTGACAAAGACTTTCTACCAATAGACGATAAATAAGCATCACCAACAGAATTATCCATATGAAAAGCTACGTCTGCCGCAGAGGAAAGATTTTCGATTAATATTTCTGGTTCAGAACTTGAAAGACAATTTTTGCATACTTTTTCTCCAGTATCGACGGTAAAATACTTTGCAAAAAAGCCAATCTTATTTTTACAAATTACACATTTTGACATATTACATTCCTCCAAATTCCCCAGCTTTTACCGACATCCGTATCTGGTCTATAAGTTATCCCCTAGTTATTAACATTAGTGCGAAAGGCGTTAACGACATCATCTTCTAATCGTTTTGGTATACCAAAGCTCTCCATAAACGGCATGACACTATTGTCAGCATACGTATCAACTTCGCTTAAATAAATTGGAATGAGTATCTTCAATGCTTCTAAATTGGCCATGCGCTCGTATTTAGATTTATTGCTAAAACTCGAAAAATATAATATTCCTTCATCATGGTTGATAACGTGGCCTAATTCATGTGCCATTTGAAAGGCGATTTCAGACGGATTGTGCCATTTTAGGTTAATTAGAACGATGTTATTTTCCGGTTTGGCTGACGACGGAGTGTATGCATCTAGTTTGTCTGTTAAGATGCAAGATATTCCATGATCCCAAGCATACTGCATTAAACGCTTGATGTAGATATTCAAATATTATCAGTCCTTCCCACCGTTTAAGATGCGTTTGATGTACTCCATATCTTCAGGAGGGATAGGCTTACCCTGATAGGTCATAATATAGTCGTCATCTGTAATATCAACTTGTTTGGGCTTCATTGAAGTAGAATTGTCATCCGTTTTGCCTAATAAGTAATCAACAGAAACATTTAAAACATCGGCTACGGAAGCCAAAGCTTTAGGGCTTGGATTACGTTTTTTCCACTGATACATATAATTTGCGCTTATCCCGGCTTTACGTTCAACCTCAGCAATTGAATATCCACGTTCTTTTGAAATTGTTTTTATCCTGTCAAACAGCGTCATGGTAGAGTTCCTCCAATGATTGGCAAGATGATTCTACAACATGTATAAAAAATAGTTGTAAAACTCTAAAACATGTTGTAGAATTATCTTTGTTAAGAAATATTGTTAACAAATTAGTAAAACTAAAAGAGCTTATTAATCATCTTGGCGGGCGATAAATAAGAGCTTTGTAGCTATTTCGTTATGTCTATATATTAAGACATGTTATAGACTTTTGCAATATCTTTCTTAATAAATATTAAAAGGAGGCAAACTGATGTTTATTCGTATGGAAACAAACAATAAAGCAGAAGCGATTAAATCGTGGCTGGCAAATCATCGCCAGTTAGAAAGTCAAGGGACTATCGCTGATCATTTCAAAAAATCAATCACTTTTGTAAATCTTGCGTTGAATAAAAAGATAACAACAAACGGTGCAGAGCGATTAGTTAATGAAGTGTATGACTACCTTGTTAAAAAATACAAAATCTAAGGAGGACTAGCAATGAATCAAATTACACCATTTAATTTTGAAGGCCATCAAGTACGTACCATTGAACGTGAAAACATTATTTGGTTTGCAATGCCAGATATTTCTAAGTCATTAGGGCTTTCAAATTCAAGCGTTGCTATCAAGTCTTTAGACAATGATGAGGTAACTAAGTTTAACTTAGGGGGCTTATCTGGAAATACAAACTTCATCAGTGAACCTGGGCTTTACAAGTTAATCGGAGCTAGTCGGAAACCAGAAGCAAAACGATTTAACCGTTGGGTAACTCATGACGTGCTCCCGTCAATCCGCAAGAATGGCGTTTACATGACGGATGAGAAGGCCTATGACGTGACCCATAACCCAAACGGGCTGGCGGACTTGCTGATGCAGGCTGGTGAGCAGTTGAAGCATAAAGACTTGGTTATCAAGGAACTACAGCCGAAAGCATTATTTGCGGATGCAGTTGCTACCAGCGATACCAGTATCTTAGTTGGTGAACTTGCCAAACTTCTAAAGCAGAATGGTATCAATGTTGGTCAAAACCGTTTGTTTGCTTGGCTACGTGATAATGGATATCTGATTGCTGCTAAACGGGCTGATCGTAACATGCCAACTCAGCGGTCTCTGGAACACGGGTGGTTTGAAATCAAGGAACGCAGCTTTGCTAATCCAGATGGCAGTATTCGGGTAACCAAGACGCCAAAGGTTACTGGAAAGGGTCAACAATATTTCATCAATAAGTTTCTATCAATTAATTTGATTAGCTAAGAAGGGAGGCAATGCACATGGATTTTGGGCTAAATCTTGATCCCAATCAGACTGATTCTTTTTTGCAAAAAATGGTTGGTAAACTGGTGGATTCCATTCTACCAGTTCTCAAAGAGCGTTTAGCAGGAGATGAACTGATGACACGAGAAGAACTTGCGGCTTGGTTGCACGTGTCGCCCAAGTCGGCGGATACAAACTTTATTTTTAAATCCGGCTTTCCATACTATATGGTAGGCACGCAGAAACGGTACTGGAAGCGCGCCGTAATTACATGGATGGACGAGAACCAAAAGATTAAGTAAAGTCCCGGGCGGGGGCGATGTATGGAGGCAAATAATGATTGTAGTACCAGATTGGGTAGTAGTGATGTTAGTGACTTGGGTTTTGACTACATTGTGGGATAAACGCGATGAAATCCATAATTGGTTTGGAATTTAGGAGGAAACGATATGTATGGAGAAGACATTGAGCACGCGTTAAGAGCACGTAAGTATAACGCGATTCGTGCAGATGAACGTGAGCTGATTAACGCTATCACGTACGATACAGACGGGATCATTAAGCGACGCCCGTGCTTTGGCTATTCAGAAGAATTTATTGGTGAATTGAAAGAACACGATATTAACGTTTGCGAGCCAGATGAAAATTCTGATGAGAACTGGACGTTCACATTGCCACCAATGTATTAGGAGAAATGATCATGCAAAAAGTATCAATTTTACCACTCCACGAGTGGAAACGAGCGCAAAAAAAGCCATCGCTAGTATCGGCTAACGATGGACTAATGGAAGAGATGATCAGCACCAACATCTACTCTATTCCAAAGCAGTCTCGTTTGCAAGTGCTAAGAAAGCGAGGACGGTAGTTATGGAAGAAATCGTGAACAATCACATCAAGTTTCTAAAGCGTGTTATCAACAGCATTTGGATCAGTGATGGCGAATCGCTAGCCAAGTTATACAAGATGTTGGATAAGAGTGAAACAGAATTAAACGAATTACGGGGGTTAATTTGATGATCAATGAATTGCTTAAAGAAGAGCTAAAAACGGTTAATGATCGTGAGCAAGAAGGCTTTAAAATTAATTCGCTACAGTCTGCTGACTGGGCGATGCGTAAGCTACAAGCAATCGAGAAACATGATCAGGAAGTCAAAGAAGCAGCACAAGCAGATATCGATCAAACAATTGCTTGGCGGGATCGTAAACTTACTGAAAATGAATCTAGTCGAGAATATTTCCACGGATTGCTCAAAGATTACCTGTATCGTGAGCGGCAACATGACAAGAAGTTCAAGATTGATACGCCACATGGTAAAGTCACGACTCGGAAAACGCCAGCAGGATTAAAGTATGCGGATGCAACTGTTTTGAAGTCATTACGAGATCAAGGTATTAAAGAATTCATTCGAGTCAAAGAAGAGATTAATAAGCAAGACTTGAAGAAAGCGGGTTCGGTAATCAATGGCAAGTTCGTCCTAGAAGATGGACAGATTGTTGAAGGAATCACGGAAAAGCCTGCTGGTGAATCAGTCAAATTTGACTTGTAGGGGGCAATATGAAGTTCTATGCGGATGGCAACATTCCAGTAATACCGAATATGTACTTTGTATACGGTGATGGTGGAACTGGAAAAACAAGTGTCGCAAAACAATTTGTAGGACATAAGTTACTGTTTAGCTTTGACATGTCGAGCAATGTCTTGATAGGTGATAAGGACGTCGATGTTATCATGTTTGAACATCGCGACATGCCCAATATCCAGGCGATGGTTGAACAATATATCATGCAGGGGATTCAAGATGCTAAATACCAAGTAATTGTATTAGACAATATCACAGCACTTCAAAACTTGGTATTAGAAAACATCGACAATGCTGCTAAAGATAATCGTCAAAATTATCAGAGGCTACAACTATGGTTTCGAGACCTCGGGACCATCTTGAAAGAAAGTGGGAAGACGGTGTACGCGACGGCTCACCAACTCGACAATGGTTCATCTGGTCTAAGTGGTGAAGGTCGCTATCAGGCTGACATGAATGAGAAAACGTTTAATGCCTTTACCAGTATGTTTGATCTCGTTGGTCGTATCTACCTGACAGGCGGCGAGCGAATGATTGATTTAGACCCTGAGAAGGGCAATCACGCAAAAAATCGGATTGACAATCGCAAATTGATTAAGGCAAGTGAACTAATTCAAACAATCAAAGGAGCAAAATAAAATGGCACTTTTTACAGTAGATTCAAATAACACTTTTGGTCAAACCGTTGAAGAAGCGGGTAAGTACAATGTGGTGATTGCGTCCAGCTCGCAATACACGACAACAAAAGAGGCAGGCAAACCCATGGCAATTTTTGACTATGAGGTCTTAGACGGTCCGTACAAGGGCGGTTTAATTCGATTTGATAATGAAGTCTGGGACGGTACTTCAGAGGGCAAAGCCAAGTTGTCCGCCAAGCGTTTTAACACCATCGCAGTGGCTTTAGGCGCAGCTAACGGCACGGCCTTTGATTCAATTGAACAGTTTGTTAGCCAAGCAGTGGGTCATCAGTTGGCGATTACAGTTGAATGGGACACTGCTGCAAACGGGAAAGCATATTTAGCAGTTAAGAGTTACGAACCGTTTATGCAAGATGGTAGCAAGCCAAATGGTATTAAGCGACCAGCAGCCGCTAATTCAACCGGAAATAGTGGTTTTGGCAATCAAAAAAATACGACGGGTGGCTTTGGGACTGCAACCAATAATCAGAAAAGTGATGGATTCAATGGTTCCGTAGCCGGAGATAAACAAGCATCTGGTACGGCTAGCGGGTACAGCAATCAGTCAGCCAACAGCTATCGCGGTGGCGGCTTTACCCCAGTTCCAGACGGATCACCCTTTTAACTGGGATTTACTGAGTGCCAAACTACAGCAAGCATCACATAAGCACAGGAGTGATTAGATGCAACGTTCACGAGCGCAATTAGTCGAAGACAATGGCCAATACTATTTGGTTACACGGTTAGATGAGAAACCTAATTTAGACCATATAGAGACCGTTAGCGGTTCCCACAGCCAATTTTATGTGGAATGGGAAATAGCTGACACACGTAAAGCTAGGCCACAACAACGACGCTTGTTCTTCGCGTTGCTTAGTGACATTTATACGTGGTCAGGTATGCCAACAGACTTCTTGAAAAACTTGTTTTATTTGCAGTATGAGTCATATACGTTTGGCAAGCAGATTAGCTTGTCAGACACCACAGAATCGTCTGTGAGCGATGCTAACCAGTTACTCGGCCTAGTTATCGACTTCATGTTTGAATGGCACGTACCGTTCAAGGAAGGCTATAAGCTATTGCCACGTGAGCAAGAGTATTATCTGTTTCAGTGTTGCCGCCATCGAGTTTGCATGATCTGCGGTAATCGTGCTGATATCCATCATGTAGACGTTATTGGAGCTGGCTTGAACAGAACACACGTTGACCACACCAAACGGCGCGTTATGGCATTGTGCCGAGTCCATCACAGCGAGATTGAGCAAATTGGCTCCGTGGCATTTAGTGCAAAATACCACGTCCCGGTAGATGGCATAAAACTAGATAAAGAAACATTAAAACGAATTGGCTTGAAAGGTAAATACAGCAGTGACTAATACACCGGGTGGGTGGAATGCCTACTAGTAAATAAGGGAGGATTAAAAGATGGCACAGAGAAGAATGTTTAGTAACCGTATAACTGATAGCGCCAAATTTTTAAAGATGCCGTTGAGCAGTCAGGCACTCTATTTCCATTTGGGGTTGCATGCGGACGATGATGGTGTTGTGGAGGCGTTTTCAGTTATGCGGCAAACTGGTGCAGTTGAGGATGATTTACGAATACTAGTAGCTAAGAATTTTGTGAATGTTTTGAACGATGATCTAGTGGCCTATATCACGGATTGGAACGAAAATAATCGAATTCGAGCGGATAGAAAAGTGGATTCGATATATAAGGACTTGCTATTAGAAATCTTGCCAAACATAGAATTAACTGAACCAAAACCACGTGCTGACACGGGTAAGGTTACTGGACGTCCAATGGACAACCAATGGACGGACAATGGACCGCATAGGTTAGGTAAGGATAGGTTAGGTAAGGTTAGTAAAGGTAAGTATATAGAACCAGGTAAGCCCAAGCCAGGCAAAGCCAAGCCAGCGCGACACAAATATGGGCAATACCAGAATGTCTTACTGACAGATGAACAATTGGATAAACTCAAATCGGAGTTTCCTTCTGACTGGCAAGACCGAATCGAACGCGTTTCTGAGTATTGCAGTATGAATGGCAAGGCGTATAAGAACTATCTGGCAACCATTCGCAACTGGGCTAAAAGGGACAAACAAGGGCAAA